GGAAGTTCGGAACCATCACATTCGGATCATCATAGGATGGTCGGTCGATTGATTCGACGTTTGCGAGACGGCAGACATAAGCGCCTGCGGCAGCTGCTTCAAACTGTGCGGAGCCATCGTTGAACGTGGCGGAAGAAAAGAAACCCATAACTCTCATACTCCTTTGGCCATACGGCCACTCGTTTGATGTTGGTGATGGTCTCAATGTACCAATCCAAAGGTTATTACCACCACCAACATGTCAACGATACCAAACATCAAACCATCCTGTCAAGAAGAAGTTGATGCTGTTCCGTGGGCCAGCGTAAGCGCCCGGCCCGCAGGAACAGTTTCAACTCATACACCCTCAGCCAGCATCATTCAAACATGCTGGCAGGGGGGTTTCCAAAGGGGGGATTTTCCTGACCTGTTCCCGTTTCTTTATCCTTAAGGGCGGAACAGGTCGGGAACAGGTCGCGGGAACAGGTCAAACGCCTATAAAAGCCCTGTCGGACGGTACAGTTTTGCGTTCCTGGGACCCTTGTCAAACGCCACGATTCGACTGGCTTCGAGGTCCGCAAGTGTAGCTGCAACGACTGATTTTCGACCGCCACATAACTCCGCCAGACGTGCCTGAGAAATGCCTGGTGAGTCGCTGATCAGTTCAATGAGCTTCGACCGAATCTCTTGTGTAATGACTTCGCTCCTGGCGCCAGCATCGAGCGTCCTGACCTTCGTGAGGCCATCCTCATCGCGAATCTCGAACGTGACATCGATGGCATCGTCATCGCTGATGAGACGGCCCTTCGTCACGTACATGCGGTACAGCCCGTTCGCTTGCTTCTCGACCGAATATGCCATGTCAGCAGCTGCGACAATCTCCGCAGCGCCTCGCATACCTTCATGTTTGACCGTGGAGTCCGTGCCACCTTTGCGGTTGTGGTGAGCAATCAGGACAGTGATTCCGACGTCCAGGAGTTTCTTGAATGCGTCGTAGAGTTTACGCATCTGAGAGTTATCATTCTCATCCATTCCGTGGATGCGGACCAGCGAGTCAATCATCACGAGACCGACACCTGTGGCTTGACAATGTTTGACAACCCGTTCGACGTCGAGCGTATTGTCGAACCTGATGCCGACTCGGTTCAGGTAGCCCATTCCTTCAGCCGAACGCATTCCGAGCTTCCTGAGCCGTTGTAGGACCTTCTGGACGCCCATCTCCTCATCGATGTATAAGATTCGCGTCTGTGCAATCTCGAACTCGTTCAGCCATGAGCCACCAAAGCAACATGCGCGAATCAGATCGCAGATGACCCACGTCTTGCCACTCCCTGGTGGAGACGAAAGATAATGCAGACCACCAGTGGACAGCACGTTAGGAATGAGCCAGGACTGTTCACCGAGTTTTGCCTCCTCGGTCTCCATTCGCGTCCAGTCCCAGACTTCCCACGGTGCGACTGTCTGTCCGCCTGGAAGGTCATCAGGCACTGAACCTGCTGCCCATTGCGACCAGAAGCGTCCAACGGTCTCGAGGATGACTTCGCGCTCGAGTGGCGGGTCACAGTAAGTGTCGCTCCACCACACCGCTTGCAGCTGTGCGACATCGATGCTGTAGCGCTTCGCACGGAAGAATCCCAGGAGCGTGACCAGTGCATTGTTTCGGCCACCGAAGGCGCCTCCTGATGCAGGATGCGGTTGCCACAGTTTGTCCCAGTGATGCTCGCCATGCGCGATAATGCGAGCATGAGTTTCCATGTCTCCGGCCACCATGAGCCGGAGATCGTCCAGTGAAAGTTCGTCCATTCCTATCCCTTCAAACTGTTAGGTCCTGCGTGTCCAGCGCAGTGGTTACCAATATACGACACTCCTCGGCATGTGCGACCATCCCCATTGTCCGCATCTGCTCGATGCCGATAATGGCATGATTGAAACAATACAGCAGGTATCGACCATGCTTGTATTGTCCGATGTCCCAGTTGCCACGCTCGCGCGTTGGGAGGTCTCCCGCTTTGGCTGATATCAACAGGCGAGACCATTCATCACCCCATGGATGTGCGGATGTCGTCTCTTTGACGATTCTGGAGGCTTCTGGCGGGTACTTTGCGAGTTCGACCAACCGAGGCAGTTCTCGGTTTTTCCAATTTAGAGTTCCAGGAACTCGTAGGATTCGACTCGGGTTCTTGCACTTGATGTCTGCGGATGAACTAAGCGAGAGCATCCATCGTTCGAGCAGCTGTACGAACTCGCGTTGCTCGGTTGGCTTAGTCCCAATGCCAGCAACTTTGAGCCTTCGGTAGCAGTGGAGCCCTTTCCCCGAGCGTACCGCGACTGTGACCTTATCAAGTGTTGCAGTCTGATCCAGACCAGTAAGGTCATCAATGTCACACCAAAGTACGCCAGCAGTATGAACGTCATTGTCCCTTCCTCCTTTACGCCAGCGTGGAAGTACGCCGACGTACACATCATTTCCCTCATCACTCCACTGGACGCATGCCTCAGCGAGTCCAGTCCAATCGTCTTCCGTCCTTGGAAGCTCATAAAATCGCATCTGAACTTTGCCTTGATTCATGCATCGAATCTCGACGAAGCCATCTGGATATGGCTCGAACAGCCATGACAAAAATGTCACGGCCTGTGATACACGGTTCATTATTTCCCCTTACAATCCCTGCATGTCCAAGCAGGTCCCGACACATTACCGCACAAAGTCTATTCAGCCAATCGACGTGATTTCCGCATACAGCCTTGATTTTTCTCGAGGCAATGCGCTGAAGTATTTACTCAGAGCAGGCACAAAGGAGAGCGAAGATAAAACCGACGATCTCCTCAAGGCAATCTGGTACCTGGTGTATGAACTTCACGGTGTCGAGCTGGCGGATGAAATCAATGACTCACTCAGTGCTGCCACGCATGCCACTCGAGATGCCTAGATAGGCGCATGTGGCCTCGACTGCTTCATGCCAGGAATAGCACACGGCCCACGAATACGACTCACCGACAGCTGCGCGAAACGCATTTTGTCCCACAGTCAGTTTGTTCGTTCCAGCCTTCATTTCAATCCACAGGCCACAGTGCTGTCCCATTTGGACAGGGACAAATATGTCCCAAACGCCTGATCTGACACCTTCAGCCTTCAAACGACCGGCAGTCGCCTTTGTACGGTATCCGCCGTTTGGCACGGCGAAGATGACATCGAGGCGCTGGTCACGGCCACCCATCATGTGACACCAACGGAAGTACGCGATTTGGTGTTCTGATTCTGTCATAACTCCATCCTCTCAAAAATCTGCGCCAGGATATCGGCGCCAGCATTGACCCTAAGTTTCGCGATTGCGCGAACTTGTATTTGTCTGATGCGTTCGCGGCTGTACCCGATCAGCAGACCGACATCTTCGAGCGAGCGACCATCGCAGAGACCGTCAAAGCCAAACCTCAGCCGAAGACATGCGACCTCACGGTCTGTGAGTATTGCCATCATGCTTCGCAGCTGTGCGTAGAGTTCCTCTTTGTCTAGACTGTCCTGGACAGGTTTGTCAGTTGAAGGAATAAAGTCGTACTTGCTTTGACCATAGGTGTTGACCTCATCAAAGCTCGACACAATCTTCGTGTCATGCCGGAGAATCTCCGCCAGGTATTCGACGTCAAGCGAATCGATTTGCTTGTGAAGATATTTCGGGTAAGTGTGCTTGACTTCGCGAACGTACGCGAGAAGTTCCGCCGGAGTCGGTGGCTGGCCATGCTTGAGCGTGTATTCATGGCGTGACACTCGAATGTGTGAAAGCTTCGCGATGGCGTGAGACGGTAGACGAATATCGCGACCACGACTCTCAACACCGCGACCGATTGCCTGGCGAATCCAGTTGGTGGCGTAGGTGCTGAAGCGATGACCGAGCGACCAGTCGTAGCGCTGGACTGCATGATGCAGGCCGAGCATGCCGTCGGTCATCATGTCTTCGTGTTCACATCCACGGCCACGGAACTTCTTGGCGATGGCGCTGACCATCCGCACATTGTGTTCAATCAGCTCAGCGGTCGCTTTGTCTTTGTCACGCTGTGAGCCAGTCTGCACCATCCTGCCGAGGAAGAACTCCTCTTGTTTGTTGAGGAGTCCATCCGTGCTGGTGCGTCTGCTTATGCGATACTGAGACCACGTCTTGATGGTGTCAGTCACGAGCTTGCATCGCCTGATGTACACGGTGATCTGGTGAGTTCGGTGTGTTCCAATCAGACGCCATCATGCATGCGGTCCATACAGCCACGACGACCATAAGAAAACTGCCAATCATCTGAACGCGACGCTGTGTTCTTTTACGTTGCTCGCGCTTCAATTCACGCTGTGAGCAGATGGCGCAAATACGGAAACCACGTCCATAAGGGACCGAGTTCGGTCGGTGGCATTCGGTGCAGGTAAGT